AGCTGCTTTCTGCTTAAGAGAAGCTACGTTCTTAGCCGTTATTGATCCGGGGTACTTTTTGTTGAGGTTCTTAATCTCACCCATAGTAGAGTCCCAAGTAGAGGCACGGCTCTTCCACGCCTCCTGAATAGAGCCCCATTTGTCGCCTATCTCCGCTGCGTTAGCTCTTGTCTCGTACTGCTGCAAGTTAGCTTCTGCTTTAGATATGCGCGGGTCGGTCTTAGTCCACTTCTGCTTCTGTAGTGCCTTGAGCAGCCTGCCGTCACCCTCGGCTGCACTGAAGCTGGCTGCACTCACCAGTTTCTCTCGTATGTCCTGAGGGGTAGCACCGAGTCCCCGGGCTTCTTCGTACATCACACCGCCTTCGGCTACAGACTCTGCCAGCTCTTCTGTGCTTCCAGCAGCTTCTGTGAAGTTACTGATACTGGCTGTGACTGCGTTATCTCGCTCAAACTCGTTGTGCTTGGCCTTAGCTGCGCTGCGTACTTGGTAAACACTAGATTGTGATTGTTGAATCTGGTTCCCAAGTGCCTTGCTCAATTGGGCATCAGGTCTGTACTGGTCGAACAAAGGAGCGTATGCCTCCCGTGTCATCTTCTCGAAATCCTCATCCGACATATCAGGATTTTCTCGAATCTTGGTGCTTATGTCTGAGTTGGTTTCAAGAATCTGGTCACGCATCTTTACTACTTGAAATGCACGGACACCTTCTTCAGTAGCATCTTTTGTAGGGTCGAGACCCTCAAAAGCCCGTTGCTGCTGAGTCACCTTATCAAGCTCTATCTTCTTCTTGTTCTCTTGGTCGTATATGCTTGCAGCCGTGCCAGAGAACTCCACCATAGCGCTAGCAATACGAGTGGCTGTGTCAGGCTGCGCTAGTGGTTCCTTACCACGCACGTAAGTATCTGTGGTTTGTGCAGAGGCAGCCCTGCGCTTGCGTTGGGGCATGGAATCCATACCCCGCCGGGAGATTCCTTTTCCTCTCTCTACTTGTGCCATTTAAACACCTCCTGTTTGGATCGAGTTAGTCCAGCCGCCACTGCGGGGCATGGTTGCTTGTGGGTTGCTATTACCTCCACCACCTAAGCTGCCTCCGGCTCCCGAGTAGGCACTTGCACCAGAGTTAGCTGCATTTAGGCCAATCTCGCCCCAGCTAGGCTTCTGAATCGTTCGATTATCAATCCTACTAGCTGTCTGGGTTCTTATACCCTCGGCTTGGTTCCTGAAACCCTGAAGCTCAATCTCTTGGTTGTTGAGGATAGTATTCATGTTTCGTCCTTGTTCACTTCGGACACCTTGAAGTAATGAATCAACACTGAGCCCCTGCGTGCCGGAGGCCGCTGCCATGAGATTGATACTGGATTTCCTGCGCATTGCCTCTGTCTGATTGTCCATGCCAGCGACTATGCTGCGCTCTCGCGCATCAGCCTCCGCCCCAGATAACTGGCTGTACTGACTCTGCATGGATTTCAAGGCTCGTTCGTTCTGCTGCTTCCTGTACGCGTTCTGCTGATCGGCCTTCTCTCTGGCTTGAATGCCAGAGTAGACTGAGCTAGCTACTGCGATCGCAGCCGTTGCTACAGCCATATTAAACCCTCCTTCCTCGTTGATTGAAACGGCCTCGCCATTCCATACCTCTAAGTTGAAATGGAATGTGGCTGTCTGTAATTAGCTTAAAAGTCACACGATCTGAATCTTGGCGGACAGGGAAACTAAACTGTCCGGGTCGTATAGGTGCGAAGCCTACTAGGTTGTTTGGTGCACCTAGATTACGTCCATTGAAAGAGTACTCACGGACAGAGCCCCACTCATTAGTGACCTCAACCTCTGTGATGCCTGTCTTGTCATAGTTTATATTGACGTCGTTAAGGATAAGCCTGTCAGTATCAATTACACGTCCATTTCTGTCCTTGATGAATGGCATAGTGGGCTCGTACTTCATAGTGTACGGAGTACCCACAATAACCTCGGCTGTTCCTTGAGACGGTTCAGCAATATCTTCCCGTAACGTGACTGTGTGCCCAGACCTTTCGTACGGCACTGTTACGCCACTATCTAGGCAGTCAGAACCCCGCACTACAATTATGCTATCCAGAGGGTATATCAGATCAGGAAGGATGAAGCTCCAAGCTCCTTCGGAGTACGTAGCAGTATAGACCCCTCGTGCATCCAGCCTAACTGGGAATGTCATACCAACATCATCAGGATCACCCAATGCTATCCGCTCTAGGTACAAACTCCCTGAACGATCTATAAGCAAATAAAGAAGCTCGCTGTCGTACTTTATGTACCTAACATCCCCTGTCATCTCCCACTTGCTCCAAGAGGACTGGACTCTGTCCTGACCTTGCCAAAGGTAGTTGTACAAGTACAGGGTTCTCTTGTCGGTGGCCATGACAAGGAGCTGGTTCTTGTTGGTGCTGGCAGTCATCTGCACAGCCGTTCCCTCTATGTACTCATCCACGTGGTCAGTAATAGGGCGGGCTCTTTTGGTATCTGTGAAGCTGTCTGTGAAGAACTCACGTACACCTGTGTGCGCACCGTACTCGAATGCAAAGAAGATAACGTCACCGCTTGCAACAGGCTTGCATCCACGAATGTTCTCGAAGGAGCTTGCAGACTGCAAGGTGGCGTTCTCTTTTGTTACAGCCTCACTCCCAGAAAGAAGGAACTGTCCATTGGAGCTGAAGAATACAACATCACCATCCAGCACTGAAGAGTTATCAAGGATGTTCACCTCGTTGGTATCAGCGTATATGTCAATAGGATCACCATCTAGTTGACCCATCACTGTTTTCCTGAAGAAGTCAAAGAAGTAGTTACTTCGGCTAAGGATGACCGACTCACCCGCTGTGAAGTAAAGCCTGTTCTGGAAAGTACCAACGCTAGTTATGGGTTGCTCATCTTGGATGAAGGACGGCATGGGGTTTGAGTTGTTATCACCCACACCACGAGTGATCCAAGGAGAGGGCTTTATCTTAAACACAGCCTCTCCCGATGAGAATCTATCCCGTATCAATGCGTGCGGAAGCGTAGTTTCATCAAACCCAAGAGACTGCCCGTACCCGTATGACTCTATCCAGTTTACGACATCACCGCCTGCATCCTCGGCTCTTAGATAATAGTCGTCATCAGTGGAACCACCTTCGCCCACAACCTTTACCACATAATCGTTAGGGGCGTAGAGCGGAAGGTCTGATACGCTCTTAACTGAACCTTGAATAGCTATAAGGTCTCGTCCGTCTGCGTCATCTCTGGTTACAACAGAGAAATCTGTACCATCGTCTTTCTCTAAGATGATTACATTTCCTCGATAGTATACACTGAATCCCGGCATGTCTTCTAGTCCATTTAATAACTTGTATGCTACGTAAGAAGTGGCCACGTTGTTTATATGCTCTGATTCACTCCCGTCGGGTGTTCCGTACGAAGCCTGCTCAACGCCATCCACAGTTATGACGTAATTCCTACCATAGTCTGCGAACTGCACGTTTATTATAGCCTTGCTGCTTCGGCCACGAGTCTTTACAGAGCTAGCCTTGGGTATGTATTTGTTATTAGCGATGAAAGTAAAGTCGCTTATGGTTGACAGGCTGAAGGTGCCAACAGGGTTGTCTACTTTAAGATAGCTATCATCAGAAACCTCATCCTCAACTAGCAGGTTGTTTCCCTCAATATCGAATACTCTGGGTAAGGAGTTAGGCGGAATGACCACTATGTACTTCTCAGAGATTCCTCTGTTATAGAAGTAGAAGAGAGAGTTCTCAGGGAATGAATCGCTCAGCTTAGCTACCTTATTTGTTCCCGGTCTTTTTACTAAGCCACTAACAATAGAGCTTACGGCGTTTATCTGCTCAGTGCATTGACCCGGAAGCCGTACCTTCGGGGGTTGTTGGGAGACACCTTGTATAGGGCGTTCCCATGAGCTAGTGGTCAGTGCCATATAAACCTCCTAGTATAAATTATTGTATCCGCCAACACGTCCTACTTGGGCGTTGACTCGGGCGTTGTCTCTAAGGTAGTTAGACCTTACTGTTCTTCTGTTCTCAACTTCAAGGAGCCCAAAGGCACGCTGACTCTGCTGTCTGTTGATCTTATGCTGAGCCTGTTCTCCTATTGTGTCATCACTGAAGGTAGTCCGTGCATCCCAAGCTATGGCTGACCTTGCAGACACAGGTAAATCCTCGAAGCTGAGGAGCAGGAGGAGTGTGAAGTTCACATTCCCACCCTTGTCTGTCACCTCGTGCAAGTCAAAGGTGTGCCGGGACGTGTCGTAAACCTTAGTCCCTCGGACAGTCAGTCGATTACCGATGTCGTAAAAGTAACCTCTTGATTCAATGATGCTAAGTGTGTTATTGGGAAGATAAATAATACCTTCATCATCAGGTTCAAGGTTCCAGTCTCGTTCTTGGTTGAACCACCACCCTCGGCCACCGTTGTTTTGTATCTCAAGATTAGATCGCTGCAATACTGACAATGCCATAGCTGCGTCGAGGTCTGGTGTATCTAGTGCTGCCACTGGCTCCCGACCAATACCAGAGAGGCAGAAGTTCACAGCGTCCAGTTTCGTATTTAGTAGTTCCATAATACCTCCGCAAAAAGCCCCGCCCCATAGGGCGAGGCTGGTCTCACTGGTGAACTATCAGGTGACAGTTCGAGTCTTCAGAATCTTGCGAGAAGCGCGAGCTTTGACATCCGCGTCTTCGGTGTTGCCTTCTGTATCGACTACAGAGACAGCTTCCCAAGCGGACGGGATTGCGCCCTCTGCTTGATAAGTATCAACGAACCAAGACTTAGAACGACGATCCCAAAAGATGTCGCCAGTCATGTCGATGGTCTTACCAGTAAGCAGTGCTTCCGGCTTAAAGATTACAGCCCGTGCGCTGGCCTGCGCTTCGCTAGCTGTGTATCGTGCGCCGTTAGTGCCATTGCTCAGGGTCTTGGTGCGAGAAATAACTTCACCGTTCACCAGCTTCGGAAAGCGGTTGGACGGGATTACCGGGAGGTTAAAGCTCTTGAGGGTGAAGCCAGAAACGGTATCACCTTGGAAGGTGTTGTAGTCTGCGTTAACAATGCGCTCGGCATCTCGCAGTACGTTGAACTCAACCCACGGCACAAGTACATAGACATCATCGAGGTCTACGCCGTCGCCACCGTCTTTACCAGTCAGCATGTTCTCTACTGCTAATTCGATAGCAGCTTGCAGCGCTTCAGGGTTTCCAGCCTGAGCTTCGCTGATGCTGATGTTGTAAGAGAAGCCGTGCCCGGTGACACGAGGATTAGTGCGTTCAGCTTTAGTGTTAGATTGCCCTGCGTAGATAAGCTGCTGGACTACCATCTCATCTTCGAGACGCGCCAGTTGCTTAGCTTGGTTGTTAGAGAGCTTGGAGTTGTAGCCTTCGATGTCGTTCTGAATGTCGTGGAACATAGCCACGGCATTACGGGAGATAACGGTGGTATCGACTACCAGCGCGTTCTTGTCCTGATCGGTGCTAGTTGCCTCGGGGTCTTGACCCGGAGATAGCACTTGCAGTTCAGTATCACCCATGAACTTCTCGGACACCATGTTGGTGCCAGTTACTTGCTGAACATCGAAGAACCGCAGAAGGTTCTCTTGCTTGATGTAAGACTCGTGTACCTTGCCGGTGAACTTCTCAATCAGCAATGTATCTACTTCCCCTGATGCGGAGACCGCCGGGTTAGTTACTACGTTGGTGCTAGACATTTACGTCACTCCTATTTAGATTCTTCTATAGTGGGGTATTTCAAATACCCCGTTTGATTCCAGCGCGTCGGCGGTTGTCCAAGGCAGCTTGTGCCTTCTGTTTATCTTCACCTTTAAGCCCGCTGAATGTAGGGCTGGTCATCTCTTTGAGGTAGTCCTGAGAGTTTAGTGGGCTTCCTGCGCCTTCGCGTGAAGCCTCCCCAGTAATCAGGCTTGCACCTGAATCACCTTCGGAGTCACGGAACTGACTGTGCAGGGATTTGATAGCTAACTCTTGCATCCACTTGTCGCCACTTTGCATGGCTTTGTTGAATGACTCTACTTGGCTCTCTTCGAGATTCTCAGCAGCCCAGTCCTGCATGGCTGTCCACTCTGCCTCTCCTCCAACGAGTTCGTCGCTCCATTCGGAGGCTTCTAAGTCAGCAGCTTCAGCAGCAGAGGCGGCTTCTTTCTGACTCTTCAAGGCTGAATCGTTCTGAGCCTTCAAGGAGCCGATGAAAGCATCTACAACTGGCTTACCGTACTTCTCATCAAGCGGCTTTCGAGTCTCATCCGTAAGGGAGAAGTCACCACCTTCAGCGTATAGTTCATTTACAACACCTTGGACATCAACGCCAGCCTCTTTCAGCGTGTCATTAAGGTCATCGGGTACTACAACATCAACTTCTTGGCCGTCATAGAAGTAACGTGCATCGTCACTGCCAGCCTCCTTATCTGCTTCAGGCTCTTCTTTGCCTTCCGGCGCTTCCTCTTTGGACTTGTCCTCTTCAGGGGTAATTACAGCTTCACCCTCGCCTTCGCCATCAACAACCGGCTCTTCGGCTACTACTTCCTCTTCGGGCTCGGTACCTTCAATTGCGACATCTTCACTCATTACCGCCTCCTGCTGCTTGTTTAATAATATCGGGCGCAGCCTTGCTGGCTTCTGCCATAGCGTTCTGCTGCATAGCTGATTTCTGTTCTTGCTGTTGTAGCTTGCTGAACTCTTCGTCAGACATGATCCAATCAATCTCAAGTCCAATCTCTGCTGCAACCTTAGCGCTATAGCTATCCCAGCGTACACGCTTCTGCATTGTCTCAGGCCATGCGTTGGTCATTTGTAGCATCTCTGTGAATTGCATGATCTTGTCTAGCTCGTTCATGCGACCCAGAGCTTCTGTGCCTGTGATGATCTCTGGCTCGAAGTCATCCAAGGTTAGTGCTGCGGGGCTGTTGTCCAAGGTTAGCTTCAGGAGAATCTGAGCCCGTGGCTTCTGCCATATACTGGACAAATGACTATAGACACCACCCAGTGATGTCTCTAGGTCTGCTGCGTCCTGCCTGATCTCGTATGCCGTTACCCGCTCCGCCTCTCTTCGGGCTGCTCGTGAGACCATGAAAGCCTCACCAATACGTTGCTCATAAGAATTCAAGACTTCGATGATAGGGGAAAAGTCAGCGTACTTCTCAAGTTGCAAGACACCTATGTCATCAATATTGCCGTTGATGAACTCACCAGTGGGACTAGAAGTAAGGTGATCGACATCTGTATAGCTACCCGGTTTGACTAGGTACTTGATGTCAGACATTAGGATCATACCCTTAGCAATCGACTCCGAGAGAATCTGAATCACATGGAAGTCCCCGGCGTAATCTTCAACCAAGCCACGTCCGTAATCCTCTCCATCAACTTGTTGCCACATGAGGACTGTGAAGGGAAGTCTATCTTCCTTCAGTCTGTACTTCTCACCTACTTGATTGCCAAGAGCCTCTTGATAAATCTCGTACTTGCCGTCGTCCTTCAGCTTAGCTCCTGTGTAGAGCTTTATCTCTTCGCTGGTCTTGAGGTGCGAGTTCTTCTTCTCGGCCATGATGGCGTCCTTGACCTCAGCCGGCATGGCACCAAGTGCCTTCTTCTGCTCAATGATTACTTCGAGAAGCTTGCCATGCGCATCTCGGCTTACAACGTATTGATCCATCGAGATACCAATAGCTTTCTTTTCTTTGTCTGGGAAATAGTGCAAGTAGTTGCCAGTGACGATAAGGTGCTTGGCCGTCTTAATGTCCAGATCACGCGGGGTGGTCTTGTCCATATAAGTAAGGGCATCAGCTTCGATGGCAGCTAGTTGACTAGCTAGTCGGGAGCTATCCCACCCGGCCTCTTGCATCTCTGCTTCAACACTAGAGCTAAAGCTGAGCTTAAAGAATGACCTAGAGGGTGGGAACAAAGTCATAATGATCTTGTTGCTTAGGTGGTTTACTACCTTAGCACCAAAACTCTGCCACCCTGACTGCATGGAATCTCCGCCAGTGTTCTCGCTATCAGGCATAAGGTGCGGGATAGTAGCTCTGGCGTACTCTTCAGCTCTGGTTAGGTACGGGCTTCTTGTGCCCTTCATGTTCTGATAGCTAGAGGCTAGAGTCTTCTTCCCAGCCGTGGGTGTAGCTGTATTCATAAGACCTCCTTAA